CTCTATGGCAAACTATTGTGATAGCGCCGTTTTGGAGAAAACCTGGTACCTTTGGATACTGGGTTCGTCACACCCAGATCTTGAACAATACAGGGCCTACAATTTATTGTATACAAAACCCTGCTCGCCGGCAATGGTTGACGGGAGAATTCTTAAAAAACATGGGAAGGAATTGCTTGATCCTAGATCTGAGTATAAAATACATTGTTTAGCCCTTCCTATCCCCGTTTTTTTCAAATCCCGTAATAACATTGTAACAGGTCGATATCGTCTTTGCAATATCTCTTCTAAAACTCCTTTCACACTAGATAGACGTTTGTTCACTATGGATAATATGTTTATGGGAAATGCGCTCAAAAACAACATGTTTAAGCAGAGGTTAGAAGTGATCCCTAAGCTTTTAGAAGAAGGGTATATCAAAGAACAACCTACTTCGGCATCATGGCATGACCTTCTTGCTGATATTGGTAAGATGTGCACAGGGATTAGTATGCGTTTTAATCTCTTGAATGATGACGAATATAGTGATCTTTCTAATGATGCACTATTGCAAGTAATAAATAAATTGGTTAATAATAGGTTGGTATATACTCCCGGAAGAGCACCGGTATTTAATTTGCTTACCACTACCATACATCGTTGCATGTTTAGTTTACTTAATAAGAAAAATAGTCAGAAAGCTGGTTTAAACAAATTATTGTCAGATTCCCAATACAATCTCATACCAAAAATTAATAGGAGTCTTAAGACCCTGACACATAACCCGAGAAAATGACATGAGATACAATAGGGCTATTTCGCCTAATGCTGTACACAGTTCCCATCTACTGACTAGACTAAAAGCTCAGGCAGTTAAAGTATCGATAGTAAATGGTCCTCAACCAGGCGTGCGTCACCAGCAGCGTTCTGCGCCTCTACCACCTAAGCCCGAAAAACCACCGACGAAAATTCAAGATAGTGCCAGAGTTGCGCCCAAGAAGGCAGGGGCGGTTGAAGTTCGCCAGCAGCAGGCGATGCAAAGACAGGATATAAAGAAAAAGCGGGAACCACGTGTTACTTATATTTCACGTACTGTAGACCCGATTTATTTAGAAAAGACTAGATCTTTGAAAGACACCGGCCGAGGGAAAACGCTTATCATCATAGGCAATGGCCCAACGCTGAATGAAGTCGATTTGAGAAGCCTCAAGCACAGGCCAGGAATAGAATTTTTATCTGTAAACTATCCTGACCCTAGGCTATGGCCTACTGATTACTGGGCTTTTTTTGATTCTTCCCAGATACAAAGGCACGCTGCTCTTTGGGATGAATTTAATGGGACAATTTTTAATTCATCGTCCATACAAAGACGAAAGACGGGCACTATTCAGTTTAGAAACATTGGCGTTAAATCTTTTAGCAAGGATTTAGTTGATGGTTTATGCATAGGCAGAAGTAGCGTATTCGCCAGCATGCAGATTGCGCTTTGGATGAATTTCGATAAGATTTACATCTTTGGCGTTGATATGAATCCATCGACGGATTTAAAGAAATTACATTTTTATGGAACAAATCCTGATGTATTGCCAGAAAACAGGGCGAAAAGATTCGAGAAGGAAGCAGAATATTATGTTACGGCTTTTGAATCGATGTCTGAGAAGGAAAGAGATAAATTCACCTTCTGTAGCTCTGTCAACCCATGGCCTTTTATGTCTATGTTCAACAAACTTGATCATAAGATGGCTGCGTCTGAAATTTTGCGTGATTATTTAAAACCCAAGGAGTAGAAGGTTAATGACTAAGATTTACGTTGCTTCTAGTTTATATAATAAAACCAATGTTAAAGCTTTATTTAAGTATCTTGCATATTTGCAATGCACTATTACTTATGATTGGACCACCCATGGTGGTGTAAACGATGAGGTTTCGCTTAAGGAGATCGGACTTAAAGAATATCAAGGTGTCGTCGATTGCGATGTTTTGGTTATGTTAATGCCAGCGAGGCTTGGTTCGCATGTCGAGCTTGGTATAGCTTTAGCGCTTTGTAAACCGGTCGTGATTATTACTAACGGTGAAGATTTCGAGAAGAAATCATTTTATTTCTTAGACCATGTAAATATTATCAGAGATATTGATGCTCTAAAAGGCGCACTTGATAAAATCACGGAACAAGAAAATGACTAATGGCGAACTGCTCACGAGAATCGAAATAGATGTTTTCCAAGGCAATGAGATCTTAGAATCTTTCGAATTAGCTCACAAGTATCGTTTGCCTGCGATTATAGTACATCCTTCATTAAGCTCTGATGCTTTGGTTTGCAGAGGCAGATCGAAAGGGAAGTATAAGATCATTACGCCAGTAGATTGGCCTAAGGGTGAAGTCTTTTCTACAGACAAGTTCAAGGGCTTAAGCTTAGATTCTTTAGAAACAGATGGTTTTGAAATATACATATCGCCAAAAAAGCAAAAGGGTGATATTAGAAAAGAAATTATTTCATGCACTGAGTTTTTAAAGAAGTTTATCGGTGAGCTTTGCGAGATAAGATTCGTTATAGGCACGAGGACTAAGGATGAAGCAGATCTAGCCAGTGCCTATGAAGCCTTTCGTGATCTAAAGACGCCGACTTTAATTCGAGATGATATCACCTTAAAGACTCAGAATTATAAAGCCAATCCAGCTATACACAGCGCTTTTATCACCAACATGTCGCAATTCTTAAAGTGCCCGATAAAAGTGAGTGGTAATCTCGACTGTATTGAAGATTTACTGGCTTGCGAACCTGCAAAAAGGTTCGGTGCCAGTCTTCAGCAGACCAAGGGCATAATTAGAAGCATTAATACGGTGAAAAAATGAACATTATTGAAATATTAGACCAGCTTGATGATGATATCGGTCTTTTATTTAAGACCGAACAATGGTTACATTCTGAAAAATCGCGTATGTCAGCTGAAGCTTCTGATATACTAAACAGATTAAAAGCAATTGACAATGCTATAAATTTAAAAAGGTATTAAATAATATAGACATCGGGGCTTTAAGGCATGCTTACGATGAAGGCTTTCATGGTAAAGAGAATCTTATGCTTGAACTGATAAAATCTTATCTGAATAATTCTTCGGCGGAGGCTCAAGATGCAACGCGGTAAGTTCAATGTGGTTACTGATGGTCAGTTCGGCAGCACTGGTAAAGGTCTGATAACTTCTTATCTCGCACAAAAATACAGACCCGAATTTTTATCAAATACAAACATGGCTAATGCTGGTCATACAGCTGTTAACGTAGACGGTACTGCATATATTGCAAAAGCGATGCCATCGGCTGCGATCTTGAGGAAATGGCTACCAAATTACAATCCTTGGATAATCATGGGTTCTTCTTCTGCATTTACTTTACTACAGCTGATGAAAGAAGTAGAATTAACAGGAAGTATAGATAGGCTTATTATTCACCAAAGAGCTATGGTAATCACGGAAGAGCACAGAGCAAGGGAAAATGAAGGCAAAGACAGCACTAAGCATCTAGCGAGCACAATGCAAGGTTGTGGTGCTGCCATAGCAGACAAGATACAAAGGCTGCCGGGGACGAAGCTAGCAGTGGATTATGAAGAGTTAAGCAGATTTGTATTTTGCAAAACGTGGACACGACCTTCTGCCATATTAGAGGACATGTCGCTTTTTGATCCATTTAATGTAATGTGTAAACACCATTGTGAAGCTCTTCACGAATATATTGACTGTGTGCTTAGAGCTACGTTCACATTTTTACATGAAGGCGCACAAGGATTCTCACTTGACATCAACCACGGTCATTCATACCCCACTTGCACTAGCCGTGGCACTTCTGCAGTTCAAAACTTAGCCGATATGGGGATTTCTCCAAAGTACCTTGGTGATGTTTACCTTGTACTTCGGCCTTATCCAATCAGAGTCGGTAATGTGATTGAAGAAGGCGTTCAGAAGGGATATTCTGGCGGAGGGTATGACGATCAGGTCGAAATTGATTGGGAAGAAATAGCTAGAAAATCAGAGATGCCATTAGAATATGCAACTATCTTAAGAGAAAAAGAGAAAACGACAGTTACAAAGAGGGTCAGAAGAGTATTTTCTTTTTCTAAAAGACAACTGCGTGAGGCTGTGATGGTTAATGGCGCTACCAAATTAGCTCTTAATTTTGCTAATTACATCGACTGGACTTGCTTTGCTTCATCATCAAGAGACAAACTTACCCCGAAGATCCTTGATTTCATAAAGATGCTTGAGGATGTTGCCGGAATACCTGTAACGCTTGTTGGAACTGGCCCACAATATGACCACGTCATTGACCTATCGTAATAATTTAGAAGTCTCGGCCTGCATCGACGAACATCATGATAACATCGATGAATCTATAGATCTTATCAGAGACAGCGGATTCAAATCAGCATCTATACTTAATATAAATGGATTATCACTAACTTCTTTGCCGGACATTACCATAGAAAGAATTAAGAAAAAATTGGCAGATATGCCTATCAATATCGTAAGGATAGAATTGGGACATGGAAAAACAATAGTACAAAAGGATATAGATAGAGAACTTTCGATCGCATCATATTTTAAAGCCAAAGCTATTCAGATCGGAATCGAAAAATCATCATTTATCGATATGACAAGTTTCAATGATTTCATTAGTAAACTATCGTCATTTGCTGTGTCGATGTCGCTTGTACCGGTGTTAGAAATGACTGATACGATGTTACTAGATAACACAGAAAGTCTTCAGAAGTTTTTATCGTCACACAAAAGGTTTAAATTATCATATGATCCTTGCCGTTTTATGGAGAAAAGCAATAAGAATCCTCACGATCGTTGGTTTGAGCCTCTTAAAACTTGTGTTTATAGCATAATTGCTAGGGATTTTAAAACTGGTTCCGGTTTTTATCCTGTCGGTCAAGGCGCTACAAATATTATTAAGGCTATAGATGAACATATTTTGAATGGTGGTAAATATGCTATATTTAGACCGTCGCTTGGAAGGCGTTTCGGCAGTACGATTGGAAAGAAAGAAACGTTTAAATTGGCTTTAGAAGTGTTTAATAATTTATTTAGGAGTATTTAGATGCTCAATGTCAATGAAGCAATCCAGAAAATAAAGTCTATCGGCGCAAGCAACGTTAGAATAGTGCCTATGGCTGGACAACCGATTAATAATGGTGACCACCAGATCGAGATCAAAACCGGAGCCAGTTGGGAATCTATCGTTTCTGGCGTAAAAAAGAAAATGGCGGAAGACATAGTAAATCAAGCTATAAACAAGGTTATCCTTGGTTAATGATCAAGAAAAAAATCAAATCTGTAATCGAATTATCTAAATATAAAATAGGAAATAAATTATATTTTATAGATTTATACACTAATTCCGATAAGGATCTAGTACCAAGCGAACTAAATTGGATGTTAGCTTGCCATCCAAAGATATTCTTCGTTAAAAAGATATATAAATACAATACAAAATCAAAATATATATGTCCTAGACTACCTAGCGCGGTTTTCAGCATATTATCATCACTTCTTGTCGGCCAATTCAATATAATATGTTTCGAAGTGTCGGCTATCAAACGCTGCGCTAATACCGGCGAATTCTATTATTTCGATGGTAGCGGAGATTGGCACCCAGAATCAATACTATTCACAACAGAGCGTAAAGCACTCAACGAGAAAAAACGGATATTATCGTTGGTTGATGATTGGGCATCGTACAATCGTGGCGATTAAATATATTATATGAAGACTACGAAGGTTAATATATCATTGCCAAGGGTTGCTCAAAAGCACGACTATGACTGCGGGGCGGCAGCTCTGAAGTCGATCTATGAATACGAACATCCCGAAGATAAAAACGACTTATCAAAATACACCAGGTTATTGGGTAGTACCAAAGGCAAAGGCACAAGCACACAAGAATTAGTTAGTGCTTGTAAATTACTAGGTCTTAATTTTCAAGAATACCACGGCATGTCTCTTTCTAGACTTCAAAAGGAAATTAAAATCGGAAATCCGATACTTTGCCTGATAAGATCAAATGATCATGGTCACTTTGTAGTGGCTATGGGGTGCGACGAAGATAATATCTTTTTTGAAGACCCATTCAAAAAGAAAAAAAATAATGGTTATTTGCCGAAAAAAGAATTTTTCAAAAGATGGACAGATGGCGATAATCATAGCGATTTAAAACGATTTGGATTGATTTTTAAAGTAACGCGTCCGAAATCGGATAAGAAAATTACAGCCTATAAGATTCTAGGAAATTAATATGGCAGATCAATCAGATATATCGAGATCCAATTATGTCGAATTAATCTCTGTAGATGTCGATTCATTACTAATGGTTTGTAATGATAAGTATAAAACTGTTGAAAGCAGTTTACCTAGGATTCTAAATGGTATCGATTATCAAGCCTGCGACACGCCCGCTGCTACAGCACCGCCCACCAACAAGTTTATAACTAATGTAGAGAAAATCCCAGGTTCTTTAAGGGAATTAATAAGACGACCGAATGTGATTTTGGCATCGTTTAATGCAGTGAGTTTCTTAGGGCAGGATATTAATTTAGACACAACAGCAAGTATACCAACTAACACATCGACTATCCCGAACCTACCTACAATAAATTTTCAAAAATTCGGTACGTCGGTTTCTTGTAGAAAGAATAGTGATAAGTGTTCTATCGACTTACATTTCATAGATGCATCTAGTTTAAACACAGGAGTCGCTCCAGGAAGGGCTTTGCTACAAACCAACAAAGCTTTACTTAGTGGTGGGTACGATTATAGGTTAGCAATATCGAAAGTCAGGGGTACGCCCGAATATATTGGGTTCTTTGCTGGTAAACAATATTATAAGCTTTCACTGAATACTTTAAAGGGATTTTGGGATAATTCTTGCGAAAACGATAGGATAATGGTTGATAAATATGCGGCCATGATTTCAGAGCCTGTCAATTCTTCGACTGTTAACATTATCGGTGTTTCGACTGCGAATGCGTTTACTTATGGGTTTAATAATCAATCATATGGCAGTCTTAGCAATATAGCAGTTTCATCTATAGTTAGATCTGTCGGGTTTAGGATGGAATTAGCTCTAACAAGCTCCGGCAAGGCTTTAGATGGAAGTTGGCGGTTTGATTTAGTACCAGCTAGTGGTCTAATGCTTAACCAGATGTTTCGAACTAGTGGTCATACTGGTCCTTTAAATTATCAGATATTAATCGATTCGACCAAGAATTTATCAGGTATGGCTGATAATGATTTTTCTTTAAACGGCGCTGACCTCAAGAAAGTAGAACCAGCTGATTATCTTAGATTTAGATCTTTAGCGACGAAGATTTTTTGCATTTATGTCGACCATCGTTCTACCGGATTGTCGTTAGACGATGATTTTAATTATGTCGACTCTGCTGTGGGTGGCTCTGATCAATTCGAAGCATTTCGGCAAGCCATACAATGTGGGCATAAATTTTTGTTTATATTAAATGATGAGACAATTAGCGCGTCTCAAGACTATTATAATTTCGTGGCATCGGTTGGTATCGCTAGTGCAGCGGTTGTGCTTATAGATAGCCAAACCGCAACCGGCGGTGAATATTTTGACCAAATATCTAGTTCTATTAATACTTTATGTGGTTATGTGGGCGCTAATACGACACCAGGCGTATCTGCCTTTGGTTCAGTTAAAGAATTATGGCAAGGTGGGTCTCTGTTTAAAGGTTCGAATTTAAAATCGCTGACCCATTTTAAGATAAACAGCAGTTACACATTACCAGACACATCCTCACGTGCACCAGAGATTTTAGCAAACAATGAATCTCTGATAAGTTATGATTCAGTGTTTGATAGAGTTTTTTATATAGAGCGGTCTGATGACGCTTCTTATAGGCTTTTTGCTATGAATATGAAAACGCGAGAGCGTTCTGCAATTGCTTTTTTACCTTTTTTATTTGATAATGTCATAGGATTCGACAATAATGCTCCTTCTGCTCAGGCGTATGATCCTGGGATGAGGTTATTGTTTATAGGCACGGGTTCTGGACATCTTTATTCTGTGGATGTGATTACAGGAAAATCATCAGAAATAGAAGTTAATAGTATAGATATAGTACCTAGGACAGAACGGAGATATCCTTCTATTACTGGTATTGGTATAGGATATGTGCCGTCTTATGATTATAATGGCGTTACGGAATTTGCCGGCCATCGCGCTCTATTCGTAGGGTTTAATGCGTCAGGCTCCCAAGACATTAAACGCTATAGTATCCTAAGATCTTATGTTTATGATGTGTCGATCTTCAATAAAACAGGCATTGTGACTAAAATTACTCCTATAGTCAGTCTTGATTTACCTATGGCTGGGATGGCAAATCTGCGTAGCTTTAGCTTTATGTGTGCGCCGATATTTAACTATCTTATAAAGAACTTGCCTGCTACCCCAATTTCAGAATTTGTCGCTAACCAAAAATTGCCAGGGCTTTTGTTGTGCTACGATATTTTAGACACTAATCAGAATTTAATTACGCCAGAGTCAGGCCGATGTATCTCTATAAACCCTTTGATTCTAAATAAAGTGTTTGCGAGTCAGGCAGGGATACAATATAATATGCTAGATACTTTTATTATACCAGCATATTATCCTGTCACCAATCGTGCAGACTGGGTAGCGATAGATGATTTTGGCGGTTCTGTTATTTGGGCATCGCTTGACACTTCGCCAACCAAAATAATGCTTGATTATTATTATGTGCCCGTACCATCCGCTGGTGTCGATAATAAAGGTATCGAGTTTTTTCCTTCTATAGCTGTTTTATTAAATAGTTATGAGGTAAGCGGTAATGTGAGCAGTATTTTCTTTAGGGACTCTTTAGAATGTTCAGTCGGTGTCAAGGGTGTTGAGAGGCATGATTTTGGGCCAAAAAATATGAATTGTTGGGATCTTAATAACAGTTCTGTTGCTACTGTTTCTGATTCTTTTGTTGGTAATGAATTGGTTCTTAGATATGGCGAATCTGTCAGCAAGAACTATAATCTTGAAGCAGGAAAATATTTTTTAACCATAACCACATCTGATTATCGCACAGGTGCTGACGATGCTGGGCAAAATCTTACTGGTTTGGTCGACATTATTACTTCTGGTGGTAGTAGGTTTCATTATTTGCCGGCGCGACTCGACTCGACACCATTAGAAAAACTAAAAGTGCAATCGGTCCCATTCCAAGGCGTTAATCCGACAGCAATTACCACTGCAGGGTCATTGACCTACTTGTTTGACATGCCAGCAGCATTTAATATTACGCTTAAGAATAATTTAAAACCTGGGGCGATTACTTCTGAATTTGATGGCTCTAAATTTATACCTAAGGGTGTTGGCGTTTATGGCATTAAGTTATGTAAGCTGTTGGATCAGACCGTGATTCTAGACGGTATTAAAGATGTAAAATTAAACATTTCTGTCACCGGTATCCCGCGCCAAGAAGTGAATATTTTTTCAGCTTTTGTTAAAGTAACTTATAGAGATTACGGCAGGCCTAATGTTAAGAAGATGGCTTATCGTCAAGTTATTACTGATGGGAGGTCATCGCCCTATGCTGGAAGTAATGTTCCAATTGACTGCGATTATAGTGATACATGCAATTATTGGAAGCAGAACGGTAATGGCGGCACTCCTTCTCAATATGTGCTAAACCAAATAAGGCAAAGTGATTCGCAGATGGAAGCTATCACCAATTTCAAAGTAACCGACGTTACATTATATAACAATTGTATTTGGTGTATACCTGCAGGTTCTAGCAGATATGACCAAGCTACAGGGAAATACGTTCCAACGGACATCGCAGATACCTATTCGATTTTCTTTGGTGATTTTAAAACAGACATGATTGTAGAATCGATAGAATATTTCTTTTTAATGAACAAGATAATTGATCGTAACAACACACCACCAAGTTGTGTTGATAATAAATCAAATTGCAAACCAGATCCTGCTACTGATATCGTTGTTCATCTTGACTATACCAATTGTAATAAAGATACAAAGAGATTAACTCGAACCATTAATATAGGTTCTATATTAGAAGTACCGCAAGATCTTAGTAGAATATTTCCTAGCAGTAGATGGGACTATATTAGGCCACCAAGCGCAAACGGCACTGCTTTGGGGCCGCCAATCGGTAATGCGATAAACGGGCAAGTAGGCGTATGGCTATCCTTCAAGGAAATATTAGATAATACGTCGGGAACAGGTGCTGATCAATGCTCCGCGCCGATTTCTAGCCAATTAATATATAATGGTACATCGTTAACTTCTGATCGTCCTTCTGGCTGCGATATCCCTAACCCAAAAATAGGAGCTATTAGTCTTTTTGCTAAGAAGGTAAAACCAAATTTTGTTATAGCTGACATATCAGAGACTTCAATTACTAATGAAGTGCAGTATATAACTGTCCCGCTGGCGGATGGTGGTACTTATAAACTTACGTTTGCGAAAAGCGGCGTGACGCAGACTGTGACTGTTCCTTATAATGCAACTGCTGCAGCCTTAAAAACTATATTAGAATCTAATACGCTTATCGGACCAAACAATGTTCTGGTAACAGCAGTCGAAACTAGAAGTTTTAGAATCGAGTTCGTCGGGTCATTGAAGGGTATGGCTATTCCTATCATGAAATCGGTTAGCAAAGGGCTTATTGGAACTTACTTTGCTTTTACAAATCGTTCTGTGGTCGGTACAAAGAATGAAAGACAAACTATAAGCAATGTTTCTGCTTCTAATAGAGCTTTTACGATTTTTTTTGATGGCGAGCAAACAGTTACTATTCCTTATGATGCTAGTCTTAATACTGTTAGAGCTGCCTTATTTGCCTTACCGTCCATAGGTATTGGAAATGTAACTGTTTCGGGCCAGACTACGAATTATGATGGACCATATACTGGACCTTGGCACATAGATTTCGTTGGTTCTATGGCTGGAAAAAATGTATCAAGGCTATCGACTTCCAATAAGGATTATGTGGTTTATGTCGATTGGATCGGCGGAATCGGCGTTAACGAAGTACAAAAATTTAGTTATAAAGCGAACTCAGGCAGGTATACTCTTTCATTATACAGCCCAGCCGGTGCTTTTTGTACTACAGCACCTATCGAAGCAGCAGCTACGAATAGTGACATAGTGAAAAGTATTATTGATAATTGTGATTTTTATGCTGCTGAAGATATAGGATTAACATTAGTCCAAAACGGCAATGTTTATGATTGGACTTTGGAATATAAGGGTAAAATGACAGCTCAGCCTATAAAGCAGTTGGGCATACAGTCGGTCGATCTAGTTGGCGATGAAGTCACGGTAGTTAGAATTCAAATAGGTGGAGGTAAGCCGCAAAAGATTAGATGGTCGTATAGTAATGCTACTGCAGGGTTTTATATATTAAAATTCGAATCTGTCGATAAAACCATTTACTTTTCAGATAGGATATATTATAACGCTTCAGCCGCAGATATACAGAGCGTCCTCGAAAGCATGACTTTATTTGCGCCCAATGATGTTGTAGTTGTTCAGAATGATATGGGTGTTGTGGGGTCGTATGAATACGTGCTTACTATTAAAAAGAGGATTAGTGCTCTTTTAGTAACAGCTATTTTTGAGACAACATTATTTGGTAGTCCAATTTCATATTATATCGTACCAGACGGGCCTTATCCATATCCATTACCATATTGTCCGACTCTGACACCCAAAATACATGGTGTAGATGGATTAGTCTGTGTACCATTTCCTCCAGAGGAAGGCGACCCGTTTGCTGGTGAGTTATGTTGCACCCCAGAGACTATCTCTATTGCTGCGAATAAATCGACATTTTTTAAGATCGAACGCGATTTATTTAGTCCAAGTTTTCAGATTAACGGCAAGTTGGCTACCGTCGGATCTTTGATGGCCGCCAGAAATTTCAAGAAAAGCATTTATAAACCATATTATTTGGTTTCAAACACCTGCGTAGATCTCGTTGAGGCTAATTATACCGATGAAATCAAGAGTCGCACTATTATAGTAATTATTAATAAAAAGGTAGATCTCGAAGTTCCTAAAATAAGGATAATAAACCGCATCAAGAGTAATTATCCTAAACTTGATTATTGTAGAGCTTTGTCCTTTGAAAAGAATAAAGGCGGACAGGATTTTCCAGATATATTGCCAGATAAAAACTACAATATATAAAATGGAGGACAGTGATATGTCTTTTGAAAGCATTAAGATTTACCGCGATTATCAGATCGTAAATGGTTTTGTCCAAGTACCACCTAACCTTGAAAAAGATCGTACCACTTTTACCACCAGCCAGGTGTTATCTGATATTTCAGGATCTGAAATATATGAATTAAATTCGGTCGGTTCTGGCGCCACAACCGGCTCTGGCTTTGGCCGCCCAAGTACTATTAGATTCGAAGTAACCTTTTAGGGAAATAATAATTTTTCTAATATCGGTCTATAATCCCTCGATTTAATTATTTTAGCAGACCCTGAACCAGGCAGATTTATCAATATACCATGGCTCAATTTGATGTTTAAATTGCGCTCCAATATTAGTCTATATAAACTTAACTGTATACTATAATGGTTTAATGAACAGTCTTCAAGTCCGTTGAATGGGCTCTTCATCTTTTCATATTTATTATCTAATTTTACGGTGCCGGTCTTCCAGTCTAATAAAGAAGTTACTAATTTGCCATTATATTCTAATTGTATAAGAGCGTCTATTCTGCCAGCAACTTTTGCGGTAGTGTCTCCGATAACCCATTCGGTTTTTAGAGTAGTAGCATTGTACTTCTGTTTTAAATCGTCCCAGAGTTTTTTGGCTACTTTAACTTCATGTGGTAAACCTGCGATGTCTATATCTTCGCCTTTTATTATCATTTCGGCGGCATTGTGGACTATAGTTCCTTTTTCTAAGCTTACTTTTCCTTTAGCATCCCAACGCTCTATGATCGTTTGTTGGCTTACGCCTTCTTTCTTTGCACTATGCTTGCTCCATCTGTCTGTATCGAAAGGTTGCTTGTATTTAGATAGATATTGAGTTACTGACACAAGTCTTTCGTCGCCGAACCAATAAGAATGATTCTCATCGATATATGTTATTTCGTCGAATTTAGTGGTTTCGAATATTTCTTTCATTATTTTGATGCTCTATGTATATATTGTATGGAAGAAGAGATAGATCTAACTATTACTGATAGCGAACCGGCCAAGCAGGCCAAAAAGGTCAAAGAGGTACCGCTTTATTATGAGGATGCTGACGAAGATGCTGGCGGGTTTATACAGGATCTTGATTACAAGTAACCTCATTTTCTAATTTTTCTATATAATCCGTTATTACGTGTTCATCGTCTATCAGATTAATATTACCTTTTGTGTCGCCTGAAACGATGTTTGGATTTATTGTTACGTAAATTAGTTCTTGGTGCAGACTAGCTATTGTTTGAAGCATTTCTATAAGGTGTTTTTTATTTGTGCAGAGATTTGCATGGATGCTTAAATCATCCTTGTAAGTAGCTTCAATCGCTGACTGAAAAGCATTTGCCATTTCGCTGTCTGTATAAATCGGAAGATAATATTTCGAATCTTTCTCATATGAAAAAATTTTATGGTACTTTTCAAATAATCCACAGCTGAATATTATGTAATATTCTTTCATTGGTCTATCTCCTCTAGGTATATACTTTACGCTTAAAAGGAGTGCAAAATGGATAAGAAAACACCATATCCCGGTTTTAACCCCAGTTTTAAAAATGTTAAGAAGAGAAATGGGAATTTTAGGACTGTGCTCGTGCTGGAAGTGCTAAGCAAGAAGCAATTAACACAGACCATTAAGGCATTGATCGGTGAGCAGGTTGAAGCCAAGCTAGAACAGCTGATGGGCCGGAATGGCCTAGTCGATTATGATGTGGTTTCTGATGATCGTTTTGATGTATTGTTGCAAGATGGATTGCGTATGGTTTCAGAAGGGTATTGACAGAGCCATTAGAGTTTGTTACAGGAGTATCAGACGCATTAAAATTACTGGAGGATATATGGAAGGTAGATACAGAATATTAAACATTGATGGTTCGATAAGTTCAAAGCTATATGATCTAATCGAGGAAACTTCGACCCAAAGGGCGACTTTGCGGTCGGTTGGTGAAAGCAAAGAGATCTTAGTCCATAAAAATAGAATGATTCCAGTAGATAAAGTCGATAGTGCGGTGTGTATCGTGTCAGGCGGTGTTGAGTTAGCAATTTGCCCCAAATGTCTAACGATTAGCAAGAAGGCTCTTGGCCGCGACAATTTTTCATGTGAACGTGGGTGTGGTAATTATCCTTATCATAACCTAGGTTCCAATGGTCTAGCTTTAAGGAGTAGAAAGATAATGGAATTGAAGAATAAAAATGTTTTCAACATAGAAGATGTTAAAAAGTATCCTGATTTTCGTGTTTGGAGCAAATTGAACAAATTTAATCATCCAAACATCGATTCTAGATCTATTATAATCCTGCATTTTTCGGATAAGCCAAGAAAATTACAATTTAATACCTATAATGGCTCTCTAGGTAAAAAATCACCACCATTGCCTTTAGAAGCTTTTGATAAAAATGACGCTCCTCAGGGAAAATGCCCTTGGTCGATTATCGCCAGTGTCGAAGCTGAAGAAAATCGATTAAAAGAGTCAGGTTATGAGCGCTCTATCTAGGAGATCGCAATTTCTGAAGATGAATTATCAGAAATCAATAAGAAGTACACTGCTATCCTTGAAGACATAAAGATGTTAGAGGAAATGATTGCTTTATTGCCTTCTAAGACAGCACTCGAACTTAGAAGTGTTTTTAGCAAAATTATGCGCGATATTGCCGTTTGCCATAAAGGTTTAGCGATACTTGCTAAAGAAAAAGTGGATTCATTAGTATCTGATTTGAATTATATGTCGTTTGATCTTGAAGCCACAAGGAGAGAGCGTGATGAATATAAAAGAAAGCTTGGCGAATAATTTAAAGCGAGAATCGATTCTAATCACCGGTGGCGCCGGCTTTTTGGGCAATAAAGTTGCCCAATGCTTCATGGAAAATGGCTTTGGCTCTGAGTTCGTTAGAGGACAAAAAGCTAAACCTAATAATGTCTACATTAATCGCTCAGTATTATTTGATCTTACGATTGAATCTCATGTTTCTGAATTATTTAGCAGATTGTCTCCGACTGTCGTTATTCATCTTGCCGCAGCTGTCGGCGGGATTGGTGCAAATCAAAAAACGCCTGGGTCTTTTTTTTATAAAAATGCTATGATGGGCATACTGATGCAGGAGTATGCTAGAAGACATAATGTTAGAAAATTCGTTACTGTCGGCACTGTCTGCTCCTATCCTAAATTTACAGCATCTCCATTTAAAGAATCAGATATTTGGAATGGCTATCCAGAAGAGACAAATGCGGCTTACGGTATTGCAAAAAAGGCTTTGCTTGTACAAAGCCAAGCCTATCGCCAAGAGTATGGTTTTAATGGAATACATTTGTTACCAGCTAATCTATATGGTCCACTTGATAATTTCGATGATAGCACGTCGCATGTTATTCCAGCAATTATCAAAAAGGTTTATGAGGCTAAAATAAACAAAGCAGACCATGTCGTAGTATGGGGCGATGGCTCACCGACCAGAGAATTTTTATATGTGGATGATGCTGCAAAAGGCATAGTCCAAGCCACAGCGGTTTACGATGATCCAGAGCCGATAAATCTTGGGTCAGGAAAAGAAATAAGTATAAAAGATTTAACGATCAAGATAGCACAATTAATGGAGTACGAAGGTCTAATAAAATATGATACTTCTAGGCCAAACGGACAGCCCCGAAGAAGCTTAGATAGTACCCAAGCGGCGCTAAAATTTAATTTCGAAGCGACCACTGACTTTGACTCAGGTCTCAAGATAACTATTGATTGGTATATCAACCACATTACATCTATTGGAGCAGACAGAAAATAAATGAATAGTCGAATCGAACGCGTGTTTCCGACCGCTTATCTTATAGGCCAAACTACATTGGACTTAGATCAATTGACAAAGTATTTAGAAGATACTGATGCCAAGCCATTTGTTAGAGAGATCGAAGAAGCTAGATTTTCTGGTGTGTCTGATATGGAGATTATTTGTTCTGTATATGCTAAGTTATGTTACAAGTCATTCGTTGTTGGGACAAATAAAAACATCACTAGAACAAGATCCATAAAGGATAATATTAAAGGCTGTTTTGATGTCAAGCATGGTAGTATCTTTGAACATGTATTCTTTAATTTTATTATTAGAGACTGTTCAAGGATTTTTACCCATGAACTTGTTAGGCACAGAGTCGGTACTGCGTTTAGTCAAAATTCTGGTCGTTACATCAGAGAGGATGTTATACGTGTTGTTCTTAGCCCAGATATAGAGCATTCAAAAAAGATCGACGCTATCTTAGAGAATATCTGCGCCGGTTACGATGAATTAGATTATGAATTAGATATCGATTCTACTATAAGGTTCGACGAAAAGAAAAAATTAACCAGTTCTATCAGGCGAATCCTGCCTAATATGTGTGCTAATGACATAGGTTTTACTGTCAATGTCCGAGAATTAAGACACATACTTTTGATGCGTACTTCCCGCCATGCAGAATGGGAAATGCGGTATGTTTTTGACAAGATTTATAAATTATTACTGCCAAAATATGGCGCTTTTTTCCATGGTTTACATGTAGGGCCACATGAGGGATATGTAGAGATTACTGAGGAGCCTTATGTATAAAATAACTTTAGAAAGGCTAAATGGTAACGATTTGCCGCTGCCGAAATTCGAGACAAGCGGCTCAGCGTGTTTTGACATATCAGCATGTTTAACACGCCGGATGTCTGAATGCTTACTAAATGGAAGAAAAAAGCATTTTTTATATAATGCATATGCTACAAATTTAAGGAAGTATATCGAAGCACTAGACGATATTACTTCTGAAGAATCAGAAATGTCTCGGTTATATATTCATCCCACCGAAACCATTTTGATACCGACTGGATATAAAGCATCATTTGCTTCAGATTTAGTGTTAAAATTATATATCAGATCTTCTATCGGTTTAAATGGTCTCAATCTAGCTAACCAAGTAGGGATCGTTGATTCTGATTATCGTGGTGAGATCTTTATTTCTATAAAAAACAATTCCGATATCGCCCAAACTATAAACCACGGTGACCGTATCGCCCAAGCAATGCTCGAATGTATAGTTAAACCAGAGATCATTGCTGGTGTCGTTGATCACACAGCGCGCAATGATGGTGGTTTTGGCTCTACCGGAAGAAAATGATAATGAGGGGCGCATATAAAATAGCAAAGCCGGCCTACAATGCTCTACTTGAAGCAAACAATTTTACATTAAATCAATATTGTAATCTAAAACCCAAAAATATACAAGAGATCATAGAGAAAGTGCCTGGCACCGGCGATCGTACCGTTAGGCATATGCTAAATGTCGGCCCACGTAATGCTACTGAAACCGATATATTAAATTATTATGTTTGGAATGTCGCTACACCAAGAATAAGAGCAGAGAATGATTTGGCGAAGTTACATAGCACTAAAAAGAATTCTGTTTTTAAGACAAGAGATGAAGAAATTGATTGCGATTAGGATTTTTTAGGGCGTTTTGGCTTGGTTTTTTTATTACCTCCGTTTCGATGCCATTCATATGGGTCACCAATACTACTAATATCGTACTCGCTAGGATTTTGCCGATCCAAGAACGTAGTCGGGGATTTATATTGGATTTCATTGATTATTTCTTTAATCTTCATGGAGTATTTTTGATGATTGAAAATTTCGAAGCTTCTTTCTCCGTTTGGACACTGGATGGGAAAGACTATTTTGAGTTTAACAGCGATGGTATAATAATTCATAGATTGGATACTGAGCAGGCGGCTATTGATGTGGCTAAGGATAAAACAGCCCACCACTGGTTATTGCTAGATGATGATAAAGATAAATATACTGCAGGAGGCACCAATGACTCAAAAAAGATTTTCAAGCGTAGATGATATCCCTGACTTTATGACGGCGGCCAAGGATTTTAGGAGTGATATAGAACAAACCAATTCACCGCTTTCATTGTTTGACAATGAAGCGCCAGATTTAAAAATGGCAAGAAAATTAGTCGATGAGAGCATAAATATAGTCGGCGCAGAAGTTAACATTTTTTTAAGAACAAATAATGATGACGTTAGTGAAGTGTGGGAAGAAGACGCCGACCCTACATATTGGAATCCATTTAAGATCAAAGCATTTTTTAAGCCTTCTCCGATAGAGTTAGAACTAAAAAAATCTGGTGTAGATGTAGAAAATAAAATGGAAATATCTCTAAGCCACAGACAAATATATATGGTCTGCCGCGAAAGGATGTTGCGGGCTGGTGATGTGATTAGAATTCCTTACAATAGCGCTCAAGTAGACTTAGCACCTCGTTTCTTTAGAGTAACCAACGCTGCACCTTCCGGCAATTTCCGCTATAATTGGCTTTATCTTTCGTGTAAGTTAGAATCTATTACTGCTGATATCACTGTAAGACCTATAAAAGATATAGTGGGCGATATAGAAATAATTAAGACCAATGGAGCTTACCGTGAGTCTCTCTGATGATATAAGGAAAATGAAATTATTGGCTATGGCTAAAATAAAAGAGATTATACCAGCTGTATCTGAAGGTATAAAGGACGAATTTAAATCCAAAATGGATATTCAAGTAGAAATTTCGGATTCTACAGATAATGCTGGTATAGTAGAAAAGGTGTTGGTTGGTAAAAAAGAATATCCGACGGTCGATGAGCTTAAAGCCCAAAAAACCGACACTGAACATTATATAAGAGATTTAGATGCCACCAAAATCACAGAAATGGTAAAAACCTATGGCGCTCTATGATTTTAATCATGATACCACTATAAATCCGCAAACGCTGCAAAATGTTCCCTTCGGGCTTCCAAGGGATGCAGCAGTGAGCCAGCTTAGCGACAGTCAGGGCGGCAGACTGACATTAACGGGCGATGAATATAAAACTTATCCTCAATACGTTGAGGATTTTATTACGCCTGGGTTCAGGGCGCTTGACGAAGCAGTTAAGCAATATTGGACCGGTATAAGGGTTCCTACTAAAGATGCCTACAGATTCATGAAGGTTAGGATAGCTGGCGGTAGCAAATCGATTTTAGTCTGGCGAGGAGATTTAAAAGACGGTAGAACCAAATTACCTGTCGCTGCTATTAGCCGGACGTCGCACGAATTTAATAAAGATAAATTTAGTCCTACTTATTTATCAATGGGTAATAGGTATTTAAACACCTCTGGTTCTATGGTGGCAAAGCTTTATCGTCCAGTTCCCTACAATGTTACCTATGAAATGGGTGTCTGGGCTGAACACAAGAGAGATGCAGAGTACATATTATATCAAGTTTTGACGCGTTTTAATCCATTGGCAGAGCTGCGAATGTTCGACGGGAAGCTTGTCGGAAATGTGCAGATGAAGTTAAACAGTGCCGCTGATAATAGTGATAAAGAAATAGGCAATGATTCTATGGCCAAGGTTAAATATGATTTCAGTTTTACAGCGGAAGCTTGGTTGCCATTGCCTCAAGTGGTGGTACCAACCGTTGTCGGCCAAGTAACAGCATATTATACACCTACTTAAGAGAATAAATAATGGAAGACAGAAAGAAAAAACAAAAATCTAATAAAATAGTTAGACGTCCTTCTGTACAGGACGCTGTTATTGAGGACGTTAAATCTACAAGAATGGTTAGAGTTTTTAACAGTTGCAAACAGATGATTCCACTTCAAATGCGCCCCCCCGGCACGAGCTTTTATCGTTATGAACAACAAATTCGTCTAAATCCTGGACAGCATGCTTTATTGCCCCTCGACCATTTAAGAGAAGACCAGATGGAAAATCTTCAAAAAAAGGGATTTATTAAGATAATCTATGATTCTGGTTCGAAAAATTCTAAGCAAAATTAATGTAAGTTGGAACAGCATTAAAAAAAGAGGAGTTAAATATGGCAGTATATCTATCACCTGGTGTATATCCTCGTGAAATAGACCTTTCGCTTGTAGCTTCTAACGCTGGGCCGCTTCGCCCCGCTTTCATCGGTACTGCTCAACGAGGACCAATAAATACCCCCACGTTTATTTCTGGCGCTGAATCTGCAATCAATACTTTCGGCACACCGTTTGTAGAAAGTTATCTCATGTATGCGGTTCTTGCATACATGGAAGATGGCGATTCTTGTTATATAATGAGAGTTGGTGTAGAATATTCTACCGCTTTACCAACAAGATTGATAGACATTAGCATCGATAACACTCCTAACCGAACGTACGGCTGGGGTCGAATTCCAGTCTTCACTGGAATCGACTACGGTAGAATTAACTTACGTAGGCCAACAGTTGCTGATCCCGTTGTATTTCATAATGCCAGCATATCGACACCAATATTCCAAAATGCTACCTCAGAGTCTACTTCTCCCACAACAGAAGCTAGTCTTTCAGTCTCTGGGACTTATGCCGGTGTCTTGTCAGCTACTTATGTTTTAGAAGTTACTAGTAACACAGATATAAACCCTGCGACCAATTCACATTATAAGATAAACGGTGCCGACTATCGTGTTGTTGACACTTCTTATGACAGCTCAGATCCGAGCTATCTAGTCGCCGAAGGTACTCTGGTTGATGGTTCGAACACCGGCACTTCTAGCTCTTTTGTGGTGCAGGGTGCTATACTTTCAGGTATCATCACAGTTAGCGCTGGTCGAATTAGTGCTGGTGATATGTTCCAATTCGAACTAACTCCTAATAATAGAAAATTTAGGATCGCTGTCGAAGGCATAGCACATTCATATGATGATGTCATTGGTGCTGGGACTTATGATAATACTGCTGATCTAGTCGATGCTTTAAATAATGTGCTAGGTACCACTGGCGGCCACGACTTTGTGTTTGTTGCAGCGGTTGATGAATCGGGGGCAGTGGTGCCACAGATAAGATCGACAGCAAACGGCGATAGGATTCAAATAGTCAATGGCGAAGCTTGGTCTTTAACGCTTGGAGTCTCGTTGTATCAATATGATATACCACGAGCGCGAGTGATTTCAACCAAGACTGATCCTTATGACATAACCACCGACAATAACCAATTGGTTTTAAAGATAGTATCTCCTTCTTCGAGCTTTACTATTACCGCAAATCTGGTAGCTGGTTTAGCTCAGACAGCCGATAACATTGCTGGCCAATTAAATGTCTTTGGTACGGTGGCTGGATTGGATTATTATGAATCCTTTGCTATTAATGTACCGAATTCTTCCGGTATGGTAATTGTAATTGCTACTACGCCGAACAACGAATTAGATTCTTTGTTTTTACTAGCTAATTATACTAATATTAAATCTTTACGCTTTACTGAAGAAGTCGGTTTGCTTTACCCTTATGGTGGAGCATACCGCGGATTTTCAGACGAACGTGTTCTAATGCCTGTGGAAAGCGATGATCCTACAGTACCTCTATCATGTGTAACAGATCCTACTTCTGACGAATGTGCCCAAGATGCTGCGTATTATCAGAGCATTGTGGGTTGGTTTGTCGGTACTTCTGCTGGAACGTGGGTCGGAAAATATGACGCAGTTAGAGACACGTATTCTGGCTTTACGGTCGGTGTACAGCTTGTTAATACTAACAATGCTTCAACAAGCCAGAAATATATTATTACTGTTAAAGATTCGTCTGGTTATGCTGTCGATTCCATATCTGATGTTTCATTCGATCCTGCTGATGCTCGTTATATCGCCAATATCATTAACCCTGGTTCATCGATAGGTGGTAATAATGGCAATGGGACCATAAATTGGATCGAACGTCCTTCCTATGTTGGTGACGGCGAGATCAGGCAACCAGCCTCTTTTAGCAATAGACAGTTTAGAGGCATGGCTAATGGTATTCCAACCGACCCAGCAGATTCAGCGACATACCTTGATGCTGCAGTCATTGGAAATCCCGCCACAAGTTCTGGACTTTATGCTTTCCAAAACCCAGAAGCTTTTGATATTATGTTACTTGCTATTCCTGGGTTTAGCTCTGGTGCTGTGATCGGATCTGCGCTGCAGCTTTGCGAAAATCGAGGCGATGTTTTATTCTTAGTAGATCCTCCAATTGGACTAAGACCACAGCAGGCTATTGATTGGCATAATGGTCTTCTCTATGATGACCTTGATCATGCAATTAATAGTTCGTATGGTGCTTTGTATTGGAGTTGGCTAAGAATCTTTGACCAATTCAGCGCTGAAGAACGCTGGGTACCTCCTTCTGGCCATGTCGCAGGTATTTTCTCAAGGACTGCCCAGAATACTGAAGTTTGGTTTGCACCAGCCGGTCTACGACGTGGTAGGATTCAAACAGCCCTTGCTGTTGAATACAACCCCACCCAGTCCGAAAGGGATTTGTTATATGGATCTGGTAATAGTGTTAACCCAATTGTTAGCTTCGCTCAGGATGGCATAGTTGTCTGGGGCCAGCGAACACTTCAACGTTCACCAACTGCTCTCGATAGAGTTAATGTTAGAATGTTAATGATTTATATCAAGAAGAATTTGACCTCCATTTTACGACAGTTCATTTTCGAACCTAATGACCGCACTCTTTGGGCGCAGGTTTTTAGTGTAGTAAACCCTTTCCTTTCGGAGATTGCTTCAAGAAGGGGTCTAACTGGCTATAAAGTGGTCGTTGATGCATCAAACAATACTCCTGAAAGGATTGACAGGAATGAACTGTGGGTTTCGGTGTTCTTACAACCTACCAAGTCCGTCGAATTTATTGTTCTAAACATGGCTGTATTGAAGACTGGTGCTTCTTTTGCAGCAGAAGAGTCTTTGGCTGCTGCTGGCCTTGTAACTATCTAAAAACATTCTAAAGGAGATTCATAATGCCAGGATTTAATATTGGACAGATCGGTGGTGGGATGTTTGGAGCAAATTCGCCTTCAAACGTCATGGAAACTAGAAGGACATACCGATGGTACTTCGAAACCATCGGCCGAGGCGGGTCAGCTTGGACTCCCAAGGAGCTGTTGGTATTACAAAAAGCCAAGAGACCAACATTTAAATTCTCTGAACTAGACATGCAGCACCAACAGGAAAAGGCTTATTACGCTGGTAAGCAAGAATGGGAAGCATGTACTTTGACTTGGTATGATGTAGAACAAGATCCTAATATATCTCAGGGCTTGTATGTTTGGCTAGAGTCAGTTTGTCGCTTGGACACTATTGGCGTAAACCACCCTAAGAATTATAAAAAGACAGCAACCCTTAAATTGGTTGATGGGGCGGGTAATACCAATGAGCAATGGGATATGTATGGTACTTGGCCAACCAATTTTAATTGGCAAGAACTAGACTATACCGGCGATGCTATCTTGACTTGCGATGCGACCATGCGATACGATAGAGCTATCCGCAAGTGCGCTAATCCTCAAATTCCTGGTCCTTTGGGCTCGAATTGCTCACAGCCTAGCTAAAAGGCGTAATATTTTATGCCAGGATTTTATATTCCGATTGAAAAATCGAAGTGTAATGCTGATAAAAGTAATAAAAGTATTGATTATGCAGTTACCAACACGCCTAATCACTTATTAGAAACAGCCAGAACTTATCGCTGGCTGTTTGAGTTATTACCTGCTCTTGATGCTCGGGCTTTCAATGGTGCTTTGTCTTCTGATGCACCAGGAAATCTCTTAATTTATTTAAAAAAGTGTGATAGGCCCACGATGGATTTTGAAGAAATTTCAATCCATAATGGGCCTCGTACTATGTATAGGCCTGGTAAATTTAAACACAACCCTATTAAACTAGAATTTAACGAAATATTGGGACCAATATCTTGGACTGACGGTCCTGCTGTTAGAATATATGAATGGATGAGAAAATTAGTCTTTAAGTCAGAGCAAAGCATTTATTCTAAATTTAAAGACTATTCATTTGATGCTAAACTAGCGCTATTAGACGGTAAAGGGCGATACATACATATTTATGAGCTATTCCACTGCTTTCCTTTAAATGTGACACCATCAAATCTTGATTATGAAGCTGATTCTATAGGTAGCGTATCCGTTACTTTACGCTATTTAGATGTTAAAGAGACCAAAAGTCCAAATATGACAGGTTTTGATTAGCTAAAGCATGTTATCATAGGAGTAGTAAAATTGCCAGGATTTATTATCGGCGACACAAAGCAAAATAAAGCTCCTGTTAACTTTAATTTAAACACTGTTACTGATGAGTATTATACAAATTTCTTTTGGGATGTGTCGAAAATATTGGATCAGACATTAGAAAACAAGCCAGGCCCTAAATCTTTATTGGCACTTAAAGATTGCAAGCTACCTACGTTTACCGTAGAAGAAGAAAAGGTTTTAGGCTCTAGTGTCGAATATAAATTCGCCAAGAAAGTAAATTGGGACGATATTTCGATGACTTGGTATGATAACTTCGGCCTATTAAAGATAATGAAAATCTGGATGAATTCAGTCTTTACATTTAAATATGGTATGGCTTTGGCATCTTCTTACAAGAAGGAAAGTAAAATATTGGTTTATACGCCGTCTGTTTCTTCACGCCAGACTTACACTTTAAACCAAAGTTGGCCAAAATCTATAAAATTCGGTGATCTATCATATACTAGCAGTGATATAAAAGTAGTAGAAGCTACCATATCTTACGATTTTGCTCTTTATGCTGAAGATTAACGAGACAATTCTAGACTGTACATATAATAGTACAAATAGTTCTATCTTATTTTAGGGAAACCGACATGGCACAAGAAGAGGATATTCCACTTAGCGGCAGCGCCAAAAGTAAACCAAAACCTGAAAGAGAAGAAGGCGATCAAGATGTAAGGATGGAAGCCCATAATCCAGATCTTCAAAACCTACTAGGTGGCGGCAGCAATGAAGAATTTTTACGACAATTAATCGCATTGCCAGAAGATAAGTTAATACCTTGGGAAGAATGTACACTGCCCAGCAAAGGGATTTATTATAATTGGCCAGATGGCGTCGTGATGGTTAAAGCCATGGGCCAGACGGCCGAAAAAGTGTTGGCTACGCAACGTTTAGCGCAGAGCGGCCAGTCTATCGATTACCTCTTTAGAGAATGCTGTAAATTTCCGAACGGTTTCGATCCGGCTGATTTATTGCTTGGTGATAGAGTATTTCTTCTCTATTTCCTTAGAGGTATCACTCATGGTAATATGTATGAATTTATGATCGGTTGCCCTAGTTGCGATGCTTCATCAACGCATAAATATGACTTGAATGATTTAGCCAACACGATCGCTTGGGCTGATGCTTCTGTTGGCAGAGAGCCATTTAAGGTAATATTACCATACATGTCTAAAGTAACCAACCGAGAAGTATTCGTCGGCGTTAGGTTTTTAAGGGCATCCGATGCGAATGAAATTCTTTCGCAAAGAAAATTCAGAAAGCAGGCATATACTAAACCTGGTAATTCAGTTAGATCCGGAGGTACTCTACCTTCTCAGCGAAATAAACAGAAGATAGACAATAATAATCTTGACGATTCTATAACCGAAAATCTTGAAAAAATGATCACTAGTGTGATGGGCATCACAGATCAGATCGCAATTCGTTCTTTTGTACAAAAACTTCACTCTACAGACACGTCGACCATACGAGAATGGGTAAGAGAGCATTCACCCGGTATAGACACTACCGTTATCATCACTTGTCCACATTGTGATCACGAGTTTAAAGCGGAACTACCGATATCTGAAAGCTTTTTTCGCCCAGTTAAAGCCTGAGGAATACGATAAACAATATAGCAACTTGATGGAGCAGCAGTTTATTCTTAAGAGATATGGGAAGCTAACGCTGTTCGAGCAGGCTGCTATGTCTTCTGAAGATAGACATTGGTGGCTTAAAAGAATACAAGAAGAAAACGAAAAGCAAGCTGAAGCAGAGAAGAAGTCTTCTTCTGGCGCTTCTCGGCCTAGTATGCCATCTATGCCTTCAATGCCAAGTATGCCAAGGCGTTAATCTATCAAATATATGATATGAGCTGCTCATCACTATCAACTGCGTTTCCTAGAATAGCCGGAAGGCTTGGCCAATACTTAGACCTGAATGTTCAGTTCTATAACTCCGGTCAGCCTACTGAGCCATATCAGATTTCTAAAATAGAAATCTATAAATCAGAGGTATTAACTTCTAATCTAGCAGCAACAATAGATATTAGCCCAAGAGATTCGACCGAATATCCAGCTCCATTATGTGTTTCTACCGATGTTGTTGGAGAATACCATTATCCATTTTTGGTACCGGCAGATTTTATCGCACCAGATGTTTATTTCGATGTATGGTATTATACTCCAATAGGAGAATCTGTCACAGCTGGCACAGATCCGATGCCATTATCGAACCTGAGCTGCTGCCATAGATTCTGGGTATTCCCTGACGCATGGTACTGCAATGATAAGTTACAGACGATAAGATTTGGATTTGAACCCATAGACCAACAGTTCTATCAGCCAGAACTGCGTACTTTAGAAGTCGGATTGATGCCTCTGCCGTTATATGATTATAACTTTAATCTTGTAAATCCCTTAATGCCGTTTTTGAGTCCGACAATAACAATTCAGACTCAATTTTGTGAAACTCTGGTAGACAAAGCGGCTTGCCGGATAGGTTTAAGACAGGGAAGCTATCGCTCTAACCCTTATGTCGTCCAGTATGACGTGAACACTGCTGACTTTCTAAAAGGCACATATCAGTACCAAATCACTTTAAATCTTCCCGATGGCTCCTCTAGAGTGAGCAGAAAATTCATCCTAGTGATAAATTAGTATTATTTATCGGGGTGAATATGAAAAAATGGGACCTTCCAGCTGAAAAGATTATAGAATATATTAAAAAGAATCACGTCTATAAGGTAAGACGTGAAGGCGAAGAATATATAATATGCAATCCTCTGAACGATGATATCGGATTTCATTTTAACATAAATCCGAAAAAAGGTATATGTCATGACTGGCGTGGAGATGAAACTTGGGCAGGCCAAGCTAATCCTAAAAGCGGTAAACGAAACGTTTCTTTTTTGAATTTTATAAGACTTGTAAGACATTGCAGTTTTGAAGAAGCATATCGGCTGATTGCTGGGATTAGGCCCGGCTTATCAGTTGTAGAACCTTCTGGTCCTGAAATAATAGAAGACCAGATTCAATTACCAACCGGTTCATCGATTATAAATGAGCACGGCTCTACATTAATGACATCTATCTTGATGTGGCTGATTAGAAGAGGGTATAACCAAGAAGATGTCGAGCATCAAGCATTGCACCACTGCGGCAACGACGTGCTTTGGCCTTACTTCGAATTTGGCGAAATGGTATATTGGCAATCACGTTCCTTTATAAATAAAACATTTCGCTTCCCAGACCGCAATATTTATAAAGAAGGAAAAGTGGTCGGCGTTAATAATGTTTCAAAGGGTGATTTTCTTTTTGGTTTTGATGATGTGGCTCATAATGGTCGATGCTTTATCACTGAATCAATTTTTGATAAAAATAGTATCGGCCTTGGCGCTATTGCTAGCGGCGGGGCAGCATTGACTGATAATCAATGCAAAAAGCTAAGGTTAACAGGGTCCAAGGAAGTAGTCTTGACGCCTGATAATGACAAGGCTGGCTTGCAAAGCATAATTCAGAATTATAATAAAATAAGACCATATGTGAATGATATATATTATGTGGTGCCGCCCAAGAATAGTAATGGAAAAAATATTAAGGACTGGAACGAGTTAATTACAGAGGCCGGTCTAGGGCGGGAAGACATTATAAAATATATTGACAATAATTTAGTGAAAATCGATGAAAACGCATTGATTAGACTAAAGATAAAGGCTCGATAATGGCATTTACACCGAAGATGACCGGTATTATAGTCCTCGATTTGACTATACCACCTTATGTAAATGAAAATATAGGTCCTGGAGTTACAGAAATATTTTTTTCCGGCGCATATAATGGTGGTCTGCAATTACGATTTTCTATGTATGATACCAATCTAGAGCGTTGGGACGCTTTTTATAAAAATGTTTGGTATCCAAAAAAGCTAAAAGAAGAGATTAAAGTCCATTTTAAAATAGCATATGCAAAGGGTGTTTATCCCGAAACTTCGACTAGGAAGATTCAATTATTATTGACTAAAGCTAATGTTAGAGCGCGAGGTGGTTTTGGCGGCATTATCATTGATTTTGAAGCGATAACCACTGCTGATTATCAACTAGCTTATGCTGGCGCAAGTGGGAAAGCTTATAAGGGAAAGATATCAAAAGCAATAGAAAAAGTAATTGCAGAAAATACTTCAATACCATACAAAGTAACACCGACGCTTGATAACGATGAAAATTATTGGTATATGATGCGACAGCGCCCGACCCGATTCATCAGGCAGTTGATGGAGATGGGCACGATGTTTACAAAGTCCAAGACTCAGATGGTATATGGGGTTAAAGAATACGCGCCTGTTGAAGGCATACCACCTCTAATCAATATCTGTCCTCAAGGCGAATTTAAGCCAAAGCCTTTAGGAATTTATAAGAACGCTGATATCTTTGAGATATATGCTATTGGTAACGAAGATTTTATAGCGATGATTAATAAGTTAGCAAGTAGTGGCATAAGTACTACTACTGGAGAATACATAGACATAAAGAGTGATCCTAAGGAATTATATTGTATTGTCAAAGACATTAATACTTCATCCAAAATAACTGCCGGCTATCCCACCCCGCATGGGCCAATCAAGCAAAATGATGCGGTTGGATTTCTGAAGGGTACTTCAGCCAGCAGAACACCACCAGAACTTTATAACGATGGTTCGACTGGTTTTATGTATAGGGATTATATAAGAAATAGAGCTACAAATCTTTACTTGAACGGTGCATATAATTTAATACACGCCAGATTTGATTTTCCCGGAGCAGGATTGATAGATAATACTATCGGCCTTGGCACTGATACCGTTTACATAGAATACGTGAGGCCAGCAAATTCTGCTGGCGTAGTACCAGCAGACCTTGTCTTAGATCAATCAGACGGTCCAGATCAATTCCACAATTGGACTGGTAATTGGACACTAATGGGTTTTGAGCACCGTTGGAATATCGACACCAAAGAGTGGAGAACTATCTTTGATGTCTGTCGATTCACCACAGACACGGCTTCAGTTAGATTCTCAGCTAAAGAATAATATTCCCCATCGAATATATAATACATCCGACCGGAGGCGTTATTAATGGCTGTAGATCCAAATGTGCTAGGTTTAAGCATAGAATTACAGATGAATACTGTATTGGCAGAAAAGGCCTTAGGATCATTATCTAATGATGTTCTCCAGCTTTCTGGTGATATCGACAAAAAGCTGAATGCGGCCTTAAATAGCACCAAATCAGTATTTGATGCGATCAGTAGCAGTAGTGCCGTTATAAAATCTGATTTTAAAGACATATTCACTAGTGCTCAGTCTTTCGCTGATGCTGTGGCGACCACTGCCGATAGTAATAAGGGGCTATCAGATACTTTTGATACCATCAATACTGCATATAATGATATATCATCTAACATTGGCGAGATCAATTCATTAACTGAAACGATGAAGTCGTCATTAGGAAGTGCGCTTTTATCTTCTACAAAATTGTCAGAGGATTTCGGTAATATCGAATCAAAATCCCAAAACCTAGGTAAAAATGTAGCTCTATTGTCTGATGCGTTGAATACGTCTATCGTCGGAAGTAAAGTTTTAGCTGACATAAATATAGCTTTCGATACTTTTATAAAAAATATTGATTCTATAAAAGAAAAATCAGATAAGATGTATACAGGGTTCGATGAATATTATATTAAATTCGATAAGTATAACAAAGAATTTAAACTGTATGAAGAAGCTGTAACAAAGATCGAACTTGCTACTAAGACTTCTGCGGATTCTTTTAAGCTCATATCCATAGCAATGGCGGCTATACAGAGACAATCTTTAAATATAAGAAATTCTACAAGCGCAACCGGACAGTATACTGAGGCTGAGTTGGGTCTCTTAGAAGACCACTTAAAGATCGTAAATCAAATTACTACTGCTATAGATACAAAGAATGAATCACATGCTGCAGAAGCTGCTGCGGTTGAATCTGAGGGCGAGCTTGTAAAACAGTTAAGAAGACAAGTAAAAGAACTTAACAAAGAGATCGAAGAGAACAAAACATCGACACAGATGTTAGCATACATCTGGGGGAAAGTAGTAAGCGAAGCCAAAAAGATAGATGGTATAGCAGACAATTTTAGAGAATCGACTTATCGTTCAGTGGGTTCGATGTATGAATTAGCAAATATATCAGCGCAAGTATCTTTATCGAGCGGTATAGCTGCAGAAGAGTCTGCAAAGATGGTCAAAGAGCTTATAAATGTAAAGACTGGAAAGAAGGATTTAGTAGAGTTGGCTACCACCATGGTTCAGCTGGAAAAGATGACGGGTTTATCGGGTAAGTCTTTGGCTGGTGCTTCAAGAACATTAAAAAACATGGGTTATAATGTAAAAGAGACCAAGGAAACAATGCTCGGACTTGCAGATTCGATGGCTAAGTTTGGCCTTGAAGGGCAAGACGTCCAAGTCATCGTCGATCTGATGCAGCAGAGATTTCTTCTGCTAGGCGATAAATTGAGTAAAGATGTTACAAACGCTGTTAATAAAACCACAGCTGCACAATTAGCTATGGCCAAATCTTTAGGCGTTAGCACTGACGCTGTAAAAAAGATGAATAGTACGACTTTTGAAGACCTTATAACGCTAGAAGCTTTATCTGGAATCGCTATCAGGACGCCTGAAGATATAGGCAAAGCGCATATATCGATGGCAACGAAAGTAGCGAGCGCATTTAACAGTATTGGCGATGATTTGCAGGCCAATTCTATTCTTATGGCACAGTATAAGAGCCAAGGTTTTTCAGAAGAACAAATAGCTATCTATAAGAAAATGGCCGACGAAATGAAGAAAGGAGGTATTGACCCGAATTCAATCGAAGCTGTAAAATTATTAAATAAAAGGATGGAAGATTCCAAATCGGTTGGCGACAAATTCAGTGCCTCTATGGGAACCTTGTCTAGTCAATTAAGCATACTAGCTAGTCGAGGCGGTGCATTGGTTATAATGTTTATAAAACCATTTTTCGAGTTCATAACTTGGTTAGTAGAGTGGCTTAATTATGCTATAGATAAAATTATAGAATTTGGAGGATGGATTGCTAAATGGTCTGATTATTTCGGAAGTGTTATACCTGGCTGGAATCTGCTTGTCTCGGGATTGCAGTGGGGCGCTTATATAATAAGCGTATTAGTAGTAGGCCTTATAATTTTAGGTGCTACTTTACTGGCTTTAATAGGCCCTATCGTTTCTATAGTCATCTGGCTATGGCAGGCCTTTACTGTAACTAACTTCTTTACCAATGCTGTGTCTGCGGCTGTCACTAGATTGACGACTGCTATTCAGAGCATGGTTGGTTCGATGGGTTCTATCTTGTCATCTTTGGCCACTAGCGTCGGCCAAGCCTTCAATACTTTTATGGGGTATGTTTCAAGCGGCATTGATAAATTGGCTAGTGTCGCTAGAACAACAGCCGTTCCGATTCTTATCTTATCCGTCGCTTTGCTCATAACAGCTGGAGCTATGTGGGTAATGGCTCAAGCTTTAGTCGTTGTTGCAAGTGTAGATTATGGCAAGATCGTGGCTGGTGGTTTATTCTTTGCTTTAATGTTAGGTGTTTTGGGGGCTGTCCTTTATTTTGTGATTCCGGCATTAACTGTGGGCGCCCCTGTGCTGCTTGCTTTCGCTGCGGTAGTTCTTGCTTTTGGTGTCGCTGCTTTATTGGCAGCTGTTGGGATTTACATTATGGCACAAGCGTTTTTGCTGGTGGCTTCTGTGTTGACACCGACTTTAGCTCTTAGTGTTGCTCTTTTAGCAGTTTCCTTGTATCTTTTGGCTACGGCGATGGTAGTATTTATACCAGCCGCCATCCCGTTTGGGGTGGCGATCGTCGCTCTATCAGCAGCGTTTTTCGTGTTTGCCGTGGCTTGCGTAGTATTAGCTGCGGCCACGATTTTATTGGCCTACGGGCTTTCAATGATAGCTTCGGCGATGCAACCAGGCCTCGCCGCTCAGATGCAGGAATTTGGCGTTGGACTAGCTGCTTTTGCTTGGGAGATCGGGTTTACAGGTGCTTTAAGATTAGCAGCAATAGGCGTTGCTTTGCTGCCGCTGGCGTTGGGAGTAATGATAATCGGCGCTGCTTTTGCTCTAGGCGGCGCCAACATGGGTGATAACTTCAAAGCGCTAGCAGCAGGCATAAGTTCATTGTCTACAATCGACCCTAAAGCGATTAGTATTTTAAGTCTCTTGGCCGGCCCTCTAGTCATGTTCTCTATGGGTGTTGCAGCTATTTCGCAGGCTCTTAGTGGTGCGGGGGCTGATTTTGCGACTAATTTTACAAGCGTTGCTACTGGAATATCAGCTTTACTTAAAGCTATGGGTGCGATCGATCCAGCTTCGATCGACTTGTTATCAACGATTTCCATTCCGCTTCAAGAATTTGGCGCTGGGGTAGCAGGTTTGGTGGCATCTATGGCTGGAATAGATCCGGCAGCTTTGGCTGTTTTTGCAGCGACAGCTACCACTATAGCTGCTGGCGTTAATGCACTGGCAAGTATCGATACAGCTAAGGTAGTTGAGCTTGGCGAAATAGCTGATCCATTAGATGCGTTCTCGCAGGCAATACAATCGCTTAGTGATACTTTTTTGAGTTTAGATTTAACCTTCTTGGATACAGCAAAAGCTGCTGTTATAGGTTTAAAAGAAGTTGCCGAGATTTTAGCTACGGCTTCGCAGCCGCTTGTAACTGGCGCTTTCGGTTTGCTTATTGGTGCTATGATTCTAAACTATGCTGTGATGGTGGTCACTGCTGGAATAGATGCATTATCGGCTGCTACTACTGCTTTAGCCAGTATCTCTCCCATTTTGCTTCAAGCTTCTGGCGAGATTCTTTCATCTGGTATGAATTTATGGTATGGTGCTAATGCTTTACTACGTGGTGCTTATCTTCTTCTTGGCACAGCGCCTATCTTAATCTTCGCTTCTGCTCTGATCGCTGCATCCACAGGCGTTCTTCTTGCCGCATCATTTGTATTGGTCATATTCTCGACCGCTCTAATGTTTGCTGGGACAGCTGCTTTGATTGGGGCTACAGCCCTTTTGGCTGCATCTAGCATGTTGTTAAATTCCGCTGTTCTATTGCTTATAACTGGTCCTTTATTGCTGGCTGCGATTTTGCAGCTATGGGTTACGGTGCCAATCATAACTTGGATAGCATATGGGATGCTGGCTGCCGGCGCGATATTATTTTCAGGCGCTATGAGCATTTATTTCGCTTCTATGTTTTTAGGTGTTGCTGTTAACAAGATAGCAGAATACGCTAATACTTTAAATGATTTTGCAGATCCGTTAGATAGACTTTCAGCATCGTTTAGTAGTTTGGCAGCTTCGATGATGCTAATAAAAGATGCAGTGACTGGTCTTTCGGCTTTACCACTTGCCGCCATTATCGAATCGTTTCAGAAGTTTTCGCCGACTGATGAAGCATTAGAAAAGGTTAAAAGCCTATCTCTTGCTTTAGAAAAGATCGGCATGGAATATTCTAAGGCTATTAGCGATGAGACCAAGATAGCTTCCGAATTGACTTCTGGAAAACCAACGACTTTAACTAATCCTGCTGTAAACAACGAGGAAGACCCAGTTATAAAGACTAATGAACTTTTGGGCGAATCAAAAGATACTTTAGATAAAATACTCGAAGCATTAAAACCAGCTGACCAAAGAAACGCTACCAATTTCGGTCTTAGTCTCTTCGGTTCACCTAGAGGATTTGAAATATAATGGCATTTCAATTAACGGAATCAGATCAAATAATAGCTGAATCGTGCTCTTTGGTATTTTACGGCAAGAGAACACTTGTGGGTGATGCGAAAGCGCAGAGGGCTGCCAATATGCAGCGCGTCGGCAAATGCAGCGGGACGGCCGTAAATTTTCAATTTCCACCGCAGGTTACTTCTGACAATAAGTCTATGAACTGGGAATCTAAGGCTGTTGCGACATTACCGCCGATCGCTTATGTTAAGAGCATAGATGCAAGAAAGATATCGTTAACTTGGACATATATAGTGACTGACGCGTTGGGTAAAGGTTTGTGGAATGTTGATAAAGTAGCGAGTGAAGTCAAGAAGATAAGAGGTTATATTAACTCTGGTGTTGGTATCGGCGCAGCTGGCGCTTCGACCACCGATCTCAAGAGTGAAGACTTCATAATTTATTTTAAATATGGGTTATTTGGTGACACGGACGCAGCTTACGTCGGCAACCCAAATGGTGATTGTTACACCTTTTATTGTGCCGCTATTGATGTTAAGCATTCTGGGCCGATGATCTATGAAGGCAATGCCAGTAAAGTATTCCCGCTACGGTCAGACATTAGCTTGACACTTATCGAGTGGACAAATAATTTGACTGGAGATGCTACAGATGTTGCTGCGAATATTCCATTATTGGTAAAATATCCTACTAAAGGTTGGTTTTAGAAAGGGGTTAAGATGGCATTTCCTTTAAGCCAAACTTCGAGATATATTCACACACCATTAATTTCTTTCGATGGAAAAGAAACATATGGAAGATGGGTAGAGATGGCCGTGTTTAAGACTAGGCCTCCGGCCGATCAAATAACTAAGTACCAAGTCCCTGCCAATTATGCAGGGAGGATAGATCTAGTCGCCTTAGATGTATATAATGATGTTAATCTTGGGTGGGTCTTAGTGGCTTTTAATAATGCTAGAAATGTGTTTGGATGGCCAAGCCCTTTAGATGTAATAGAATGCCCTAATTTATCAACTGTATTTAAGGAACTCCTGTGACGACCTATTTCGAAAGAATTTCTCAGGAGTTCGTGAAAGAAGATCAAATCGATCAAGAGCATCGTTTTGTCGGACCTCATCGTGCTTTAGTAGTCGATACAGATGACCCCTTGGCAATGGGAAGAATTAAGTTCAAATGCCCAGACATCCATGATTATACTTTATTGCCAGTAGAGGCACCGTGGGCTATACCTGCCAACTTTATAGGTGGAAAGTCTAGCGGGCATTTCGAAGTCCCTTGTATCGGCGATTTCGTCTGGATAGAATTCGAAAAGAGTAACCCATATGCCCCTATCTGGCGTGGTTATGCAGCTCCGACCCGATTAAATTATTACCCGATACCTTTTGTGGCCCAGCGGACACCGCCAGCTAATTTGGTAGAGAATATCGTTAACAAAAAACCAAATACTGACAATAAGCTCCCAGACTTAATTGATTATGATATAAAATATCTGCCTAAAGACGGTCGCCCGATGTCCCAAGGTGTTCAATCAAGATATGGTAGTTTAAACATTGACAGCTCTGTCGGTTATTATCCTATTGAACATTTTATAGATCCAGCTCCCTTAGGTCTTGATCCGATTCAGCAAAGAAAATTTGATGCTCAAAATGCTATGCCACTAGTTAATGAGCCGGACAAAAAGTTCGTTGCTAATATTACTAAATATGGCAATATGTTAATAATGAGTGATGTGGGCTATTGGTGGAATAATGATCAGAAGATAATGCCGTACGTGTCAAGAGGGGCCACAGGAGAATTCAGTGGTGATTTTAAGCTCGATCGAAAGTATGAAGTAGAGCGCTGGTTATATAACCAGAAGCTAATAAATGAAGACAGACCAGTATCGTGGGGTAAGGGCGACAAAAATGTAGACTGGAACGCAGATTTTGGCGACACTAGGCGCATAGAAATGTTAACCAGATATGGTCACAAGATAGAAATGCGCGATGTTGGTTGGGCTCAGCCTGGTGAATTCGATGCACAACATAAATTCGCTAGGTCTTCAAAATCAAGACTCGGTGAATTTTCGAAGAATGAATCAGATAGACGCTTTTTGTCAGTCAGTAAATCATGGGATTTTAGATGGATTAAAATCAGAACGAAAGGTGGCATGTTATTTCAAGCTTATGATCGTGGAAATGATCCAGAAAATGATAAATTCGTAAAGAGACCGTTATTAGAAGAAGCTGGGCATCGCACAGAGCGTGAGGATCTGTGGTGGTGGGATCGAGACGCAAGATGGATGAGACTTGTTACAAGGCACGGTTTTAAAATAGTTCTCGATGATCGTGGTACTAGCGACACTGAAGCTGATAAGGTCGAATCGCCTAGAGGAAATGGGTTTTTAGTGAAGGGGAGAAGAACACCAGGTGCTAAAGGCAAAACGACAGAGAAGGATAACCAGCGCGGCTTCAATTTTGAATTTAATGAAAATGATTTATTGAATAGAACTATGTGGGGATCCCCAGCCGGCCAAGTTATGGAAATTAATGATCGCTATCAATATATCATGATGGCTTCGACACTAGGCTTAAACTTTCAAGAGAAGTATCGTGGTGTGGAAGAAAACGAATTTAATCGGAAGCCCATAGTTTTGGGTGATTCCGAGCTTCGCACACACCATCTGAAAATAGATTTAGAGAATGAGTATATTAGACTTAAGACTAGAGCTGGGAATGGCGAAGGCCCGATGTATTCTTCAGGGTCAGCGTCTGCAGGTAAACTTAATGCTGGTTTTGAAGCCAGAGACGGTAATTCTGGTGGCGATGGATCTTGGGTAGAACTTGTCGATTCTACTGACCGTGGTCTATGGTTATCAGATAAAAACAAACTAGCAGCTTTGAGAGCCAGCCTCGGCGCCCCAATGTATCAGTACGTCGATCAAAAAAACAATGTGGTTGCAGTTTTTAATGGTCAAGCATCTGGTATAACTCAGGTCTATGCTAAGGGTAGTGTTAATATTATCTCTGATGGTGATATTAACCTTACATCGGCTGGTAGTATAAATCTGTGCGCCACTGGCACAGATAGTTTTATATATGTCAATAAAGCAATTAAAGTTAAGGCTGATCTACAGCCTAAGGCTAGAGCTGCCATGCCTGCTAAATTCGCACCGACTGATCGCGGTAAAACTTACAATGGGCCGTTTGAAGAGTGCCCCAAAAAGGAAGTGGAGCACACTTACACAAAATGATTATAAGATTTCCAACAGGGTTTTACTCTAACGTACTACCAATTGATTTAGCGCAGCCCGGAAACATTACATTTACAGTTAGTGGTGGTAAACCGCCGCGTGCTAGTTTATTGTTTCCTCAAATTCCAACTGGTTTATTCTATAAAAAGAGAGCTGGGCTAAACACCAGAGACTATCTCACACAACCAGTTTATTTTGTAAGCACTGCAAATTCAGAAACGATTAACGACAATCGCTTGCAATACGAAATAGGTGAATATATTGAAGTAGGTGTGCCTATACCATTTGCTAGCGATGTTTCAGAGATCGATTCAATTTATTCTAGCGTTCATAATCTAAATCTTTTTGACTATATGGAGATGGGTCTAAACAAAGCCGAGATTGATTCGATCAATGCTAACAGTAAGCAGATATATTTAACGTTAAATAATCAATTTAACGACTTTAAAGCTTTATTGATCACCCAAGATGTTGAGATAAACCGATATCAAAAGACCATCAATGAGACAGAAAAAACGCTGTCTGCTGTCGAAACTATGATCAATAATTTATCGACTGGTTTTGCCAGAGATGAACTAATTAAAACCAAGGATAGTTTAATAAGTAGCCTTGACACTAATCGACAAGACCAAGAAAAAACGATTCTAGCTAGAGATGAGAATAGAAAAAACATGGGCACTATACTTGAAGAATTAAGAAACCTTGCTATGGTGGTTAAATAATGGCTATTAACCCCAAGATTAATTATTATGGATATAATCCTCCGTTTATAGGTGGGCCTTCTGGGATATTATCAAGACAGGAAGATGATAAATTAGTTAAAAATGATTTATTGCAATTATTGTTGACGCTCCCTGGCGAGCGGGTGATGATGCCTGATTTTGGCACTGACTTGAGAGCCACTATTTTTGATCAGCTTGATGACTCTACTATTGAAATGCTTAAGCGCGACGTGTCTCAAGCTATAGCGCAATATGAGCCTAGGATAAGCGTAAAAAGCATTTATTTTAGACCTGATTATGAACAACATGGTTTAGCTATCAGAATAGTATATGTTATGCTAACTGAGCCCGCTTTAATTCAAAATTTAGACACATTTATAAACAACGGTGGTCAAAATGGATAGTAAGATCGAGACAACGATAGATTTACCGAATTCACCGCAACAAATAGGTGTGCTGCTAACTCCAGCTAACTTACGTAATATAGATTTTAGTTCGTTGGATTTCAACACCGCTCGCAGAGCGATACTTGAATATATAAGAACATATTACCCGAATGATTTTAATGACTTTGTAGCGAGCAATGGCGTCATCATGTTGACGGAAATAATAGCTTCAACGATTTCTAAATTATCGTTGCGAGCAGATTTGTTATCCAATGAAGCAACCTTGCCGACATGTAAAACAATCGATGCTCTAATTAACCATCTTGCGTTAATTAACCAAAGAATGTTACCGCAAACGGCTTCTACGACCAATATTGAATTAACTTTAACAGGCGCATCATTGGGGTTCGATCTAAGAGTACCTGCCGGACAGATTTTTAATGTAACCGGACCAGATAATGGTCAGGTATCATATGAGGTCTATAGATCACCTGACGACCTATTAGGCGATATCATCATTCCTTCTGGCAAGAAAGGTATTATAGCATTTGGTATCGAAGGCACCACGGTTGTTAATGATTCTATTACTACTACTGGCGGTGCATCCCAGACCTATACGATTATAGATTCTAATGTTTTAGAGTCGCCTTTAAAAGTCATACTTAAAAGTGGAACGATAGAGGAGTACTACCAAACCACGACCGAACCTATCGAATCATATGGTCCAAATGATAAGGTGGTCGAAGTTAGATTCTATTCTAGCTCTGTAGTCTTAAGATTCGGCGATAATATTAATGGTTTTCAGCCAAGCGCTGGGAGTGCGTTAACATTTATCTATAGAAAAGGTGGTGGCATTAGAGGAAGAATAGGTGCTAATATTATAGATCAGCTTCGGCCGATTTCTAGTGACGCATATGCTGCGACAGCAGTAGTAAGATTCAGAAACATCGTGCCATCATCGGGGGGCACCGATAGAGAGACTTTAGATCAAGCCAAAAAAAGAGCGCCGAGAGAATACGCTGTTAGAAATAATATAGTAACAGCTGAAGATTATGCCCAAGCTGCTTTATCCTTTAAACACCCCACTTATGGTGCTATCAAAAAAGCCGTTTCAGCTTTATATTCTAACATTAATGCTAATCAAGTTAGATTATATGTTTTAGCTGAAGGTGCGAGTTCTAAGCCTGTTACGGCAAGCTTAGGGTTAAAATTGGCTCTTAAATCATATATGGAACAATTTAATGTTTTAACAGACGAAGTAGTAATCGCTGATGGTGCCATAAAAACAGTCGATATTGAGCTAAATGTAGTAGTCAGTCGTGGCGCAGATGCTTCAGTGGTCAAAGAGAAAGTAGAAGCATTTATCACCGATTTTTTTAATATAGATAAATGGGATATGGGTCAATCTTTGTTTATCAGTAATTTAGTCAAAGTGCTTGAAAACATTGATGGTGTAGCATATATTGATTTATTTAACCCTGTTAATAATATACTACCTAATAATCAAGTGATTGGTCATGACTCTACTGGCGGTATAGAAGGTATAGGGATTAATCAAGTAATAGCCGAAGGTAAAAGAATAACTGGCTACTATTATGAAAAGCTCGTGTCGACTCCTAATATCAGTTAAAAATTTCCGTTTAAATCTTCTATGATCTTATAACGCATCTGGTTTAATATCCTAGATGTGTGTTTAGTTATCTCAAACAATTCGCCTCGAAAAAACACTTTTGGCTTGAATTTATCGTTTTCATCAAAGAGAACACAGAATGCTTTATTAATTCCAGTCTGTTCTAATGATGCACCAAATGATTCAATTACATGATTCGATTTCTCGTCAAAGATTCCTTGTGGTGCCTCGGAAGGCATGTCGAGTTCGGATTCGCTCGATAACGTCATATGATTTTCCTTAATTATAAGCTATGTATTAACGCAGTATGAACACAGATCTTAACACTCATGACCCAATGCAAGTATTCAGCATTTGCCAAGATATTTACAAAAGCTTTGGTATTAATCTTAAGTTTCCCAAAGCTCGGGATATTACTAAGACCTATCAATATCGTTACCTAACCGCGATTTGCGATAAGTTTAAGCAGTGGGAACTTGATTTTAATGAAGTAAAAAGATTTTTAGTAATTGCGATTCTGAATTCATTTAAGCATAAAACGATTAATAAAGGGTTATCTGCTTTACACCAAAAGAATCTTCTACAGATTTCTTATGAACAGCTGATCAGTAGTAACAATACCTTATCTCAGATAGATAAGACATCTCAATCGTCTTATCAATTTCTAGAGAAATTATGTGAAGGTAAATGCGCTTCGTTAGTATTAAGTAAGCGTGATGGACCACGATCTAATATGTTGTTAACTAATCTTTTTCAGGCCGGTAAAATAAATATCGAGTTTTTAGCAATTAACAATATTTGTAGAAGAATTGCCATGGATGCGATTTCTAAAGATTTACAAGATGCAATGTTTTTACCGACTCTTGGAAAGCTCTATAAAGTTAATTTAGATCTTTCTGCGAACAAAGCTGATTTTACTAATTTTCAAACCATAAAGGAATGGGGTTCACTTACATGACCAAATTGACAACTGGCTTTAGAACTTATCTTAATGACGGCACAGCGAATGATACTGTTGGCCATTTTAAATTAAGTGCTGATTTTTTAAAGGGTTATGCTGGTACTAAACCAAAATTTGGATTTAATGGCTTGGGAGAATTTGTCTTCTATAGGACGTATTCAAGAGTCAAGAATGATGGCTCGAAGGAGACGTTTTTAGATATGGCTATAAGAGTCATAGAGGGATGTTATGAAATCCAGAGATTACATTGTAAAAAGTTTCATATCCCATTCGATCTAGATAAAGCACAGAAATCAGCACAAGAGATGTTTCAGAGAATGTGGGATTTTAAATTTTTACCGCCAGGGCGAGGCCTCTGGATGATGGGTACTGATTTTATGTGGGAAAAAGGATCAGCATCATTAAACAATTGTGGGTTTGTTTCTACGGATGACAAGGTTGAAGCTGATCCTGCTGAACCATTTTGCTTTTTAATGGACATGAGTCTTCTTGGTGTTGGTATCGGGTTTGACACTAAGGGAGCCGGCAAGGTTAAGATTAATAGGCCAAGTGATATTATTAAGCCATACTTGATATCAGATTCGAGAGAGGGGTGGGTTGATAGTGTAAGGTCATTGATTCATAGCTATACTACTACTAATAATGAAGGGTCGTTACAATTCGATTATTCCCTTATTAGACCAGTGAACGCTCCGATAAAAGGCTTTGGCGGTAAGGCCGCAGGCCCTGGGATATTACAAGAACTGCATGAACTTATTAGAAATCACTTAACTAGGCGAATTGGCAGCACTTTGTCTAGCGTTGATATTACTGATATCATGAATTATATCGGAAGATGCGTAGTGGCAGGCAATGTAAGACGATGTTTACCTAAGGGTACGTTGGTCCATCTTAAACGCGGTTTAGTACCTATCGAGCAAGTGCAGGTCGGTGATCTAGTTCTCACCGCTGACGGTTATTATCCCGTTGCTGAGAATGTAGCTCAAGGCATCCAAAGGGTTATTACTATTAATAGCCAAACTGGGCCGTTCCGCTGCACCGATCGACACAGAATAGCTGTTATGACAGGTGTCGGTGTTTATGAGTGGAAACGAGCACATCAGCTTAAAGCCGGCGATCGGATGGTATTTGTAGATGCTATTATACCCGGCACGTCAACTGTCATGCCTGGATACAGTGATTTGTCGACACGTGGTAATAATTTAGTAGTGCCTGGTCTTACCGCAGAAGTAGCTTGGTTTCTAGGAGCGATTCAGGGTGATGGTTACGTTTATCTTGGTAGA